TGACCAATTCATTTTATTGTTTTTTAAATAGTAAGTAATCTAATTTTCTAAAATACTTATTCCTTTCATATCCTCCTGACCAATTAGTAAAGTCCTCTTCTAAAATCTCTTCATTAAGTTTTAGTTTTTTGTATAAGTTTGATTTATCTTTAAAGTTACCTGTTCCTACAGCGTATATAAAGCTCGTTAAGGCTAGCTTCTGGTTTAAGGTAAGACTATCAAACTCTTTAGCTATGATCTTATAGTGAAGCTCTAGATCATTAATAAGAAGACTATCAGCTTGATATTGATTTATACCTTTTAGTAAATAATCTTCACCATCTTTTATAACTCTTCCATAACCTACAGTCCATCCTATACCTGTTTTAGTTTGAGATGGGCATTGATAAGGAATTAACCTACATCCTTCTGATTCTTTAACTATATCCTTGACTGGTAGAAGGTAGTTATTTAGCTTTCTAGTAGCCTTAATTTCAATCTTCTCTACCACTTTAGGTTTTAGTATCTCTATTGTTTTAGTCTCTATAGAAGCCATCTCTAAAGGTATTAAGCATAGTAAAAAACATATCATTAGTTTCATTATTTTAAATTTAAGTGAAGGTTGGAATGACTTGCCATAATTGTATATAAAATATACCAACAACTCATTCCACCATATTTTTCTACTAAAAGCCAATAGCCTTAAGTAAAGTTAATTCTCCCATTTCAGAATCAAGATCATACTTGTCTATTTCTAAAAGTAGGTAGTAATCATTATTCCATTTAACCTTTCTTATACCTCCTTTAACTATATCCTTAAACTCTGTATATCTTAATCTAGTTTTTATAGTAACTTTATAACCATCACTATTCTTATCAGCTAAGTATTTATAGAATTTCTCATAAGCATTATTAAAATCAAGTAAAGGATGGAAGTTTAGAACAGCTAAGTTATTAATATAGTAGTAATTGAAATCTAAGACAGCTACATTTCTTCTAAACACATTTCCAACATCTCCACCAAACATAGGAGTTCTAGTAAAGTCACCAGAAGGATGGGATAGTATATTACCTGTGGATCTATTATTACCTGTTGCTTGATAAACCATTAAAGGAGTAGTCTCAACAACATCTAGGTCTGTAAAGGTAGGAGTACCACCTAAGAAAGTATTAGGAAATATCTCTGATCTCCATTCTTTGGACTTATTGAATATACCTAATTTTGATTTAAAATCATAAGTCCATTGAACATCATAATAAGGAATCTGTGAAGCCTCTTTATTCCTCATGGCTAACATATCATAGTTAATATAGTTTATATTATCTTCTAGTGTAAGCTGCTCAATAGCCGGTAAGGATAAGGCTCTACCATACATTGCTAAGAAAGTAGTATTCTTACCTGCTGCGTATTCTACTAAGTAATCATAGTTATCTAATTTAGTATTATCTTCTTTATAATAATTAAGTTTCCTATAATCTTTAATTAGTAGGTCACTAGTATCTTCAGAATAACCTAAGTTAAGTACTTTATATTGATTTATAGCATTCTGTTCAGCATCTATGATAGAAGATCTTTCATTTAAGTTTATAATATTCTTAGCTAGACATTCATCTAAAGTAAGTAATCTAAGAGTTTTAGTAACTAAATCATATTCTGGATAGAGATTGAATAGAAATAATATATCTTTTACAAAGTCTAATTGAGATTGTTCTGGTAAGTTCTTAGCTATATCAATATCCCAATCACTTTGAGTAGGCTTTACTACTAATTCAAAGTTAGTTGCTTTATATACTGTATTAGTTTGAGCATCATCTGGATCTCTATGTCCAATAAAGACGGGAGTAACCTCAGCATTTTCTTCTAAATAAGTAGTACAAGTAAACTCTACTGTTCCACCAGCATAAGGAGTATTAAATCCAGGGTTTTGCATTGATTTAAAATATATTAAAGAACCAGCACCTGAACCTTCTGTTGTACCACTTACTACATTATATACTAAGTTATCATTAGCTCTTGAAGTCTCACTAATCCCTTGATCAGAGTTAAACTTTATATCTCCTTTAACTAAAGCTAACATGTTAGTTGTACCTGTTTGATTAGGTTGAGGATTAACTATAGTATAATCCAGTTTTACTTTAAAAGTATACTCTCCAGCTACTCTTGCTCTATAAAAGAATCCTTGTCTATTTCTAAACTCTGTAGTTCTATAGTAATTATAGTAATCACCACCTAAGTTTTGAGAATCTCCTCTATCTGGAATGTTTAGTATAAAGTATTTCTTTACTTTACTAAAGCCAGCTGATGGTCTATTCATTTGAGTATCATTAGAATAGGAATCATAGTCAGATAATGGTAAGTCTCCAAATCCTCCACAAAAACCACCATTCATCCATCCAGATAATATAGACCAGTCTGGATAGTTAGGAGGAGGACACCCTGGAGGAGGTAATCTAAATTCATAAGTATCTAATATCTTAGATCTACCTTCTGTATTTCTACCTATAAAAGTACCAAATCTTTCTCTATTCCATTGAAACTCTTCTCCAGAATAAGTAATCATTAAATCTTTAAGAATAGGGTCTTCAAATAAACTACTCTGTACTCTAATATTTTGATCTATGAATATCTTCTTTAAGATAGATGAGACATAAAAACTAGGAACTACATCTTCATAATTAAAGACAGATAATTCTGTATTAGTAAAGTTAGGTTTTATAAACAATTCACAATCATAAAGATCTCCTGTTGTTTGTTCTATAAGTCTATAGTAACCTTCCTTTAAGTTAATTAAGGTATTGATTGTACCATCTATAATAGTTACTGTTACTTGTTGTTCAGATAGTTTATAAGAACCATCAGGAGGAGATTGTAACCTATTACCATTACCATCCAATTGATAAACATTAATGATTCTAGGTCTGTACATATAACCTCTAGGAACTACAGGAAAGTTTATGTGATCACCTGGACCTCTTGAGTTAGTATAGGCATCAATAGAAGCCTCATCTACATCATGAGCTATATAGCTGTAAGGAGCTTTATAGTGCTTCAAATCTTTAAGATCTAAGGAAGATATAGTCTTAGCCCAGTCCCATTGAGAACTCTTAAAATTAGCCTTTATAAAGCCTTCTGAGTAACCTTCTAATTCTAGTAAACCTTCTAAGATAGTATCTGAACTAACCACAACAGCTACATTAAAAACCTTGTAGTTATTTATGGTTTGCCAATCATTAATTCTAATTCCTAAAATACCTAAGTTATATTTACTAACTGGAATATTGAATGAATAAGAGATGGCTGTTCCCCTAGCTCCAAGATCATTAGGATCAAAGATAAAGTACTTTAAATTAAGATTAGTATTACCTAAATCTAAAGGTTTATTATTTATTGTTAATTCTATAACTGGTTTCATAGTTTAAGGAATAAAAGGTGGAACATAAGGTAAAGTTCCAGAAATACCAGTATTATTAACATTGTTAGTTGACATTGATTTCTGAACTGTAATATCAATAGTATAAAGTTGTTTAGTTGAACTAAAGTCTCTTTTAAAGTCTGTTAAAATAACTGATTCAAACTCACCTTTAGAATTAATAATATAAACATCATTAGAACCTAAAAGCTCTTCTAACCATATAAACTCATTTGATGTAAGTTGTTGTGAGCTAAGATCTAAACCTCTAACATAATCAATATTAAACTGATTAGAACCTCTATTAAAAGGATTAGGAGTTACTGGTAGAGTTCTATTATATAGTTCAGACTTTCTACTATCTTTAGTATTGTTATCTCCAGTGAAGTAAAATGTATCCCATCCACCTAATCTATTAAGGAACATAATTTGTGTTCTAGAAGGTAAGCAGTTATTAATTATATAGTAGTAACGTCTTTCTGTATAAGGAGTTGTTCCTACAACTATAGCTAAAGTATAATCAATTATCTCATCAGGTAAGGTCATAAAGTCCAAATAAGAAGGACTAACATCAACTGTATTAACACCTATCTGAGAGTTAATTGGGTTACCTAAAGTATCTAAAATAGGTTTATTACCTGATATAGTTACTCCATAAGCATATCTAACTTCATAGTTAATTGATAGAGGACCTACAATCTCACAGATAAAGCTAAGGAATTCTCTTTGATTAAGTAGTAAAGGGTTTTTACTAAAGACTACAGGAGTTCTAGATATACCTCTATTTGGAGAGTTAGTGAGACATTTAACTATATCTCCTTCGCAGGGATTTAAAGCATTCTTCCAATAAGGAGTTAAGTTAGTATCATATTCTAAAGGTTGAGAAGCATTTAAGATCCACCTAATTTGAGTTATATCTCCATCAAAAGTAGTATTAGCATTTATACCATAGTAACCACCTGTTCCATATTCTATCCAGTATCTTTTTAGCTGTTCATCTTGAAACATAGCTGTATCTAATGTAGGTAATTTAGTATTTACTATTGTTCTTAATACTGCTGATGGATCAAAGTTTAAAGTATCTCCACCAATATAAGCTTTAACTAATTCACCAACTATCTCCGGAGCACTATAATCAGCTAAAGAAGGAAATGGAGCTTCGTTGTTAGTAAACACTCTACCAATAGTATAAGGTGATTGGTAATCATCTTGAGGTGAGTAGGGTACAGAACCTAAGACTACACCAGCCTCATAAATAGATCCACCAGCAATGGTTGGAAATGTACCTCCTAAAGCTAATACAGACCCACCAAGACCAGGTACTAAGTTGTTGATCTTAATCCTTGCTGGTGAAACAGAAGTGTCTAGAACAGCGTTAAAATGGGCTGATAGAACAGAGTTATTAAAAGCTGTTATAAAGCTATTTAAGTAAAGATTATAAAGAGCTGGATTGTTACCACCAATTACATACCTTGAATTGTTACTAAATGCTGTAGCAAAGTTTGAAGTAGTTACCCAACTAAAACTAACTGTATTCCCCCAGTTATCTACAAAAGTAATATAGTCATTGTTTTTAAAGTCATATACACCACCTAATGATTGAATATAGGTATAACCATAAGTTAAAGGAGTACCAGTTGGAATACCTTCTACAGAATACCATACTGGATTTTCAGAAGGTGTAACTGTTTTTAATGGTGTATCTGTGTTTGTAATGTTATAGATCATAATTATAGTTGTTTTAAGATTTTATCAATCTGATCATCTTCTTTTTTAGGAAGAGGTGAATTATATACAGAATTAAAGTAAAGAATAGCTAATTGATCTATAAGTGGATTAGGTTTAATACCTTTTTTCTTTATACTATGAGCTATAGCATAGGCTGTACTAAGTTTATTACCTATTCCTCTCTTCCTCATGAAGTCTAAAATAGATTTTATTGGAGGCTGAGAACCAGGTTTTCTTCCTTTATCAACAAATACTACTTCTCCAGGAACTTCTAAAGTATTATCTACTATCCTTAGTTTGGTTTCTATATCAGATTTAGCTTTTATTTTAGATCTGATAAATTTACGAAGAGTAGTTTCTATATCCATTAGCAATTATTCATTAATAGTGAAAATTCAAACCTAACTCCATTCAAATCATTAGAGAATTCAGCTAACTCTATACCAGAATAGGTAAGATAGTTACCAGCCATAAAGTTATATTTTTCTAACTCTCTAAGATAAGCTCTAGCTAAAAGCCAGCTATTATTTAATTGTAGTAATTCTTCTTCTTTAGTCTTCTCTTTTCTAATATACATAGCATATCCAGTAAAATTAACCTTCACACTAGTAACTTGATCTTCAATTAGTATAGGTAATTCAATATAAATTAAAGGAAAATCCTCATAACCTAGATTATCTTTCAATTGTTTTACTCCAATTTCATATGTTATAGCTCCTACTATATAAGCAGAGCTTTCAAGTGTATTAAATACGTTAGTAAGCATATTATTAGTTTTATTTATAAAATGATTTCATTTGTTCATTCTGTTTTTCTAAAGCTATTCTGGCAGACATATAAGATAAGTGGATTAGTACATCATGGGTTTCTATACCTAATATGTAGAGAGGAGTTGTATGCCATTCTTTAGCCAACCTATCCCTAATTGCATAATCTCCATACTTGGTATTAAAAGCTATATCATCCTCCCCTAAAACCTCAGGTTCTCCATCTTTTTTATCTGTCGTGAATAGAGTAGCATATAGTTTAATAATTGCTTCTCTTGTCTTGTAAAAAAATTTATAAGTCCAAGCACCTCCTGGGCTGGTAGATTGAGGAACTTCTTAGAATCTTCTTCAAGAGTACTTGCATTGTAGTTAGGGTCAGCTATAATATTCAAAATGTATCTAAACTTCTCCCAATCATTATCTCCAAACCTTGAGTTCTTTAGTACTCGCTGAAGATCTTCCCATTTACCATAAGTAAGAGAACCTAAATCAACAGGTAAAGTATAATCTACTCCATCTAAAGTAAATCCAGCAATTGGTGGAATAGTAGAATAATTATATAGAAAATCCAATTCTTTTAGTTTAACCTCTATCATATCCAAGGTCATTTGCTTAACCTCGTCAGTAGTTATGTTATTCATGATAGCTACTTCTGTTATCCTAGCCTCTAAAGGATCTTCTATCTGTAATGTAGATATTAATATTAAGTGTTTTAAAGTCATATGTTTATAAATTTAACTGGTGATGATCTGAAATAAGATTTATAGCAATAATAAGCTAAGGCTGTTGACATAACTATATCATCATGTTTATTCTTCTCAGCTCTATAAGTATAACCTGTTGGTAAATCTACCTTAATAAATGAACTAAATTCATCAATAACTTCAGGTAGGTTTAAATGTTTTACTTGTTTATAGTCAAAGGCAACTATCAAAGCTTCTATGATTTCTATTTTAGTCTTATTACTTGTTCTAAAACCTTCAATATATACCCCTTTATTAGCTCTTCTAATCAGATCTATTATAGTTGATTCAAAGTTCTCTTCTGCTATAATTGTTCCTACATTATAAGTTTTAATTGCTTCTGTTATTTTATTGACTAGTAATTCTGGAGAGACTCCTGTAAATCTAATCATCTGAATTACATCTCCATTTCTATCCATTATAGTAAACACAGTAAAGTCATTCTTTAAACCTATATCTAATCCTGCATATGTCTTATCCTTGCTTGTAGATGGGTTTAAAGAGCACACAACGTCTATATTATCAAAGACAGCAAGATCAGAATCTACGAACTGACCAAGATATTCACACTTAAATCTCCAAGCTGGAATTTTAGCTTTCTGATCTTCTATAACAGCTAAGTTAGTAAAAGGATTTGATAAGTAGTTAGCCCAATGAACATCATTAAGATTATTACTAAATTCTCTATAAAACCAACTTGATTTAGTTAAAGGAGTGGAACATATAATCATTTTCTTACCTTGAACTGTCATAGTTGGAGCTATTGCTGATGCAAAAGCATCTTCTGATATAAATGAGGCCTCATCTACAATAACATAAGTAATTGGAAATCCTCTAATTCCTTTAGGTTTTTCTGTAGAAAAGAATCTAATTCTTGAACCATTTCTAAATTTAATCTCTTTTTTAGACTTATTAGTTTTATGTATTTTAAAAGGACTCAACCAAGAGTCAATTTGTTCTAAAATTTCAATAGCTAATCCATAATAAGGAGTAAAGTAAGCTACTGTAGTTTTAGGAGTATTAATTGCATAGTAAACAGCTAATGTTTGAATTAAATTAGATTTACCAAACTGCCGGGATGTACATAAGACAGAAACTAATTTCTCACTCTCTAGTATTCCTTTAGCTATTTCAGCTTGTCTTGGGAATAATTTATGGCTTTTTATATTCATTATAATTGTATTTCAAAGGTATCATTAGTATCTTCCTCTTGAGTATTATCATTTAGATCTCTGAGGAATTTAAGATAGGCTAAAACAGCATTAGCTTCTGGTCCAGTTAAGTTCTCTTTATCTAAGAATCTATTAACCACACCAGAAGCTGTTTTATGAATATCTTCATTATTAGTGAAGGTTTTATCCATTATTTTCTTTTAATTTTAAATGTTCTATTTTTTCTATCTTTACTATTACCTAATACTACATCTGCTTCATCTTCTAGCTTATGTGATTCTAATTCAACTACTTTAAACTCCGCTGTATCAACTAAAGTATCAATAACTTCCTCTAAAACATCTACTGGAGGAACTGGTGATTCAAATACTACTAATTTAGCTTTTTCAATTAATTGTTTAACTACTCCTGAACTATGAACAAACTTAGTATCAAGATCTCCTGTTGCTTCTCTATAAAGAGGCATGAATTCATTAGAATTAAAAGGATAACCCTTTTCAGCATTAGTAATTAGAGTAGCAAGTCTTTCAAAGCCTGGTTTGATTTTTTGAACTGACATAATTTTAAATTGTTTAATGTTAAGTTTTATTTTAAAGAGATAAATAAAGATTATCTCAATTGATTTTTGTACTTTGTACCTAAAAGTTGAAACAGGTAGACTACATTTAGTAGCTGTTGTTGCAAAATCATCTTTAGATGTTAGGAATTGAATTAATAATTCTTTATAATAGAAATGTAGTTGTTTATTGTTTAGCTTTTTAATGAATTCTATTAGATCAAGTTTAATTGAACTGAATTTTGAGTCTTCAAAAAGCTCTATAAATCCTACTTCTTTCTCTAACTTCCAATTAATCCAAGAAGTTTCTACTAGTTTCCTCTTATTAGATTTTAGAGACTTAATAGAGGAAATTACCTCTGCATGATCTCTATATGTAGTTTCCAAATTATAAAGTAGGAAATTATGGAAATCATCTTCCCAATCTTGATTAGTAAGTTTTGATTTGCTAAGTTCCTTACTTAACCTATTATAGAATTTAGGATTAGAAAGATGTTCTCGTAAGGTCATTATTTTTTCTTTCTAGAGTTAATATGACTAATTAAGTTAATTATGATAAAGACGATGAAGAGTGACATTGTAGTCACCCCTAAGATATATGGATCCATATTACCATTTAATTATTTTAGTGAATACTTCCGGGATAAAGGGTAAGAAATTAAATATCTGTGAGAATACTTCTGGAGCTAAGTCTATATGAACAAAAGTCTGTCCATTCTCTAAGTACTCTAAATAGCCTATCCTAACCCTTACATTCAATCTTTTAGCTAATGTCTGTATCCTAACTACTAAAGCTAAAACCTCTTCCTTGGAGCTACAATCAATATCAGCCGCACAACCATAAAGATGAGGAGAATGACCAGCTGTCTTATATCCTGCTTTAGTTAATTCTGCTTGCTTCTCTACAGACCTATGAAGACTATTTAAGATGATAGGTTTCTTAATATCTTCTCTTAACTTATCTAAGAACTCAATCAATCCAGTATAGATTACTTTAGATCTCTTAATAGCTGGTTCATCAATTGTAAAGTACTTACCTATTTGATTAGGAAGCAATCCTTTCATTCTTTGATATTCATCAAGAGTTAGAAAGTTAGTATTGTTATATAGTTTCATATATTAAAATGGATATTCAGGATGGTAGTCAATATAAGTGAGTAGTTCTGATTTTGTTGCAACTAAATAATCTAAAAATTCAGATAACCAATAGTTAAATTCTCTAGATTCTGTTTTAGCTGAAACAATTACCATTGTTGGCTCACAAAAACGATGTTTATGACTATTATGTTTTGCGTAATCTAACCTATTAGCTATATGTAACAAAGCTTGTTCTTCTATAACTTGGAATCTTATAGGTAAATGAGTAATATCAAACTCTGGATTAACTCTAAGCACTGGAAAATCAGCATATATATTATCCCATAAGAATGGGCGAGTAGTATAAATAGTATTATAAGTAAGTTGTTTTGGAGTATTCATAGTTATTTTAAGAATTTATATAGTGAAATAAGAGAATAGCCTAAAGCAATAAACGATAGGCTACCCAGAGTTATTAGTACAAAGACTAATATTGTTTTTTATTTGATTTAACTAAAATAGTTATAAATATAGCAATAGTAAATATTGCTTGTATTACTTCTAGTACTATATACATTATTTTTTAGGTTTAGTTTGTTTAGTTTTCTTTTTATCAATAAGTTTAGAGATCTCATTCTCCCATTTTACAGGGAGAAGATCATCATATGTTGGGTCTAGGTTTTTCATAGTGGTAATGGTTTAAGGTTATGTTTATCATAATATCTTACTCCTCTATTAATTATCTTAAAATCATAAGCTATAAGTCTTCCTGTATTATTTTGTGTAATTAGTTTTAAATCAAAGTGATCAGAGTGTCCAAGATCTTTATCATTTACAATAAGAGTATAGTTATATCTAGAACACTGTTCTAATAGCTTTGAGCAATTATTAGTTATATAAAGTGTTTCTAATAGTCTACCTTTATGTGTCTCTAACCAACCAGTTGGTTTAAAATTTAAATCATCTAAGCTAAATTTAGCTATTGTTCCATCAATAGCCTCTATTTGAAGATAACTAGAAAAATACCCAGAAGTAATATTATAAGATATTTCGCTTGTTGTAAATAGGTAACTACAGAAATTGAGTAGGCTTTTCATGTTGTTTAGGTTAATAGTTATATTGTTTATAGTATCAAAGGTACGACATTAAAATGAGAAAGTCAAGTAAATTGAGATTTATTTTTAAATTATTTTTTAGAGGTGGAATGACTTGTCTCTTATTTTATATACCAATACCCTCAACTCATTCCAGTAAGGGCATAAAAAACCCTGTCAGATCTCTCCAACAGGGTTAGTAAATTATACTGGAATTGTACCAATAAATTCAGGAGCATATGTAGATGCGTAGCAAGAGAAAGTATAAGTAGTACCTAAGTTATCAGCCATAGCACGACCTGAAGTCATTTCTGTAGCTTCAGCTTCTAATGGAGTTTTAGTTCCATCTAAACCATAACCATATACGAATTTTTTACCATTTTTAAGTTCAAAAATAACAACTATTTTAGAATGAGTTAATTGACCAGCCAAAGTAGCTTTAGCTTGATCATAGTTAGGAATAGTAAGCATTACTGTTTGTTTCAAAGCAGAACGACCTTCTGATAATTCAAGAGTTTGAGTAGCCATAGAACCGTCTTTGTAGAAAGCAAATTCATAGAATACGTTAGCACCAACCATTGTAATTGTATCAAAAATACCATCCAAAGAAACGTCTGTGAAAGATGTAAGTTGTTCAGCATTAGCGATATAGATTTTAGAAACACCGCCTTGTAGTGTAAATTCTCCACAGTTTAATTCATTACCTGTAGAAATTAAGCAATTAGTCATTTTATTTTATATTTATAAGATTTAAGATAGGGAGAACTAAATGTCCTCCCTGGATTAGTTTAATTAAACAACTACTACAACTTGAGTAGGGAAAAGAATTTGCATACCAGCAAGATAATCCAATCTGAAACGGATATTATCTTCAGCAACAATAGCCATGTCAACAATACTCAAAGCATTAGCCATTGAAGTCATATCTGAACCAAATACCAAATTAGAAGCATTAGTAGCCAAGAATTGATTGTCCAACAAAGGAGCAACTACAATATTGATAAGACCAAAAGAAGTAGCAACAGAGTAAGTACCATTGATAGCATTGAAGAATGAACCACCATTGTTAGTTAAAGCAATACGGTACATATTCAACATCTTGTTGTTCATATAGATAGTGAAGTCATTAGCTGTATTAACTGCGTTAGTTGAAGCCAAAAGAATTGCTTCCAATTTAGCTATAATGTTAGCAGAAGTAATAACAGTTAAAGGTAATGAAGGTGAACCAGCAGTTACAGCTAATTGCAAATAACCATCAGTTAAACCTAAGAAACCAGCACCAGTCAATGTAGATGAATTCCACATAATGTTCTCAAGATCTCTAGCAGCTAATTTCAAGTAATAAGCTTGAAGATAAGAAAGGAATTGGCTTAAAGCAGGATCGTTGTTTTCAACACCTTGTGATTTTCTTGAAGCATACCAAGTTTGCCATAATACTGATTTACAGATTTCTTTTTGGATAGAGAATCTCTCAGTTCTAAGAACTGTATCAGAGATAGTCATATCTGTACCAGGGATAAAATCACAAGTATAACCTTGAGTGATTGGACCTAAGTCAGAAAGAATAGAAAGGTTCATAGAGTTAGGTACATTCATAAATGTAGAAATACCAGAACTCATTGTGTTTGTAGTAAAGATAGCTTCATTGAACAACTCACCAGCCCATTCACCAGCATAGTTAGTAGTTTCAATCAAAGCCAACTTAAGATCTAAAGCTGAAGTTTCAGCAGAAGCAAGATTAATGTTAGTTTTCATTATTTTTTACGTAATAGTGTTAAAGTGTTGTTAAACACGTTTGATTTAGTATCATTAGACGAAGTTGTCTTAGATAAGTTTATAGCTGAATAGTCTTTTTGTTTAGATAATTCAGATTTTAAAGTTTCATTTTCAGTTCTTAAAACCTCTAAAGAAGTATTAAGTTCATTTATAGTATTCTCTAAAGCCATAATAGTAGCCACATCTTTAACCTCTTGGATGTCTTCTGTAGCTTCCTCTTCAGGAGTTTCTTCTATTGAAGGATCTTCAGTTACATCTTCTGGCATAGCAGCTTCAGCTAATATTACTTCAGAAACTAATACTGAATCTTCCAATTTAACTTCTTCAATTAGTTTAGGATTAGATTTAAGTAAGTTCACCAAAGAACTCATTAAGTCTGATAATTTTTGTGTCATTGTTTTAGATTTTTTAGGGGTAACAAAGGCTTCAATTGAGAATCCTTTAAGTTTACCTTGTTTAGTTAATTCCCAAGTAGTATCATCCTCTACTTTATAAGTCATTAACCAAGTACCTATAGGTAAGTCAAATCTGTTATCTTTAACATTTTCGGAGATAAGATAGCTTTCTATAGTATAATTGGAGTTAATATCTATACCATCATGGTTAGTATTAGTTTTATTAGTATAACCTTTTAAATGGAATTTATTTCTTAGTTTTTCAATAGTTTCAGCTGAAAATTTAATATAGTAACCACCTTGATTATCTTCTCTATATATAAGTTTTTCAGGTATAAGAACCGGACCAGTAACTATTCTCTTATCAGTTGATTCAACAGCAAGTTTAATTGGAGATTGCTCATCTAAAGCTATATAATTAGATTGTATAGCAGGAGATTTAACAAAACTAACACAATAGATCTCATCCTCTTGATCTTCTAATAAAATGTCGTAAACTTCATATTCTTCGTTCATAAGTAATTTTAAAATTAATAAGTTTATAATATACCAGACTAACAACTAATCTGGTATATATTTTTAGGAAATTAGTTTATTAAAGGTATAGCTATAAGATTCAACTCAGAGACAGTTACGTTAGTAGTTGTAGTACTATTTTGAACAAATACCTCTAAGTAATCATTAGTTTGTAACTGAACAATAGTCTGACAGTGGATGTTTTCACTTCTACCTGTTGAATTTGTTGTTACTTGAACTTCTGAACTTGGAATAGTTACACCATTTTTAGCAATTCTAAATACAATTAAATGTGTATTTCCAGAATTACAACTTGCAGCCACAGAGATCTTAAAATAAGATGTTATAGCCCCATTATAAGTAGTTCTATTATTTGTATTTGTAAATCTTTGATTATATAAACCACTTAACGTTGTACCAAGAACTTTATAGAAAGTAGATGTGCTTGCAATAGTTGTAGCAGTTGTGTTGTTAATCATATAGTATTCAGCAACACTAGTAGAGTTTTCAATACCTTTACAGCCAATAAATACAGACTTGTTATCTGAATGTTGAACACCTACTATTTTAGAGCCTAAACCACTAAAGCTTACATATTTTAAGATATAACCTTCAACAGGAACTGATGCTAAAACACTTAAATTAATACCTTCTCCACCAGCTGGTACAGAGATTGGAGTATTCTCTATTCTTATACGTCTGTTGATAATACAAGTTCCAGAGACAGCATTTCTAAAAATAGATCCATCAAAAACTATACTATCAAATGAACCGTCAAAAATAAATCCTTGTGAATCACCAATTATAGCACAAGCCATTAGAACGACATTACCATAGTTTTTAATCGTTCCAATCTTTCCACCTACACAATTAACTCCTAACCAATCTAATGCAGCCACAGGCTCTAAAACACCATCTAAATTGAATATACTAGGATCATCTAACACACCTCCTTTAGAAACACTTATTGAGATATTGGATAATACTAATGAACCAACACTTGTTATCAAAGATTCAGTTCCAGTTAGAGAACCAGTTAATAAAACAGTTTCAGAAGAAGTACCAAATAAACAGCAATCTTCTTCAAAATAAAGTCTGTTTCCAGCTAAATTAAGTTCTTGACAAACAATTAAGATAGAAGATTTACTTGGAATAGTGATAACATTACCAATAGGGGGCAGGTAGATCACTTAGTTTTTCAACAACTATATGATTAATATATTTGCCATTTATAGGGGAGTAGTTCATATTATATACCAGTTATTATTAGAAGATAGGACTGTGAGTACTTCATATTGAGTGCTTAATACAACACTTGTTTGACCATCAATCCTCTGAAGACCTGTTGGAACAATTGTTATTGTATTAGCTGACCCTACGTGTTTAAATGTGTATTTTAAATTACGTCCAGCAGTTAAAAGATCAGGTAAGGTAATTGTAACAGTTCCATTAATGATTTGAGTAATGTTAAACAAATCCATTGTATAATTAGGAAGAACCATACCATTACCAATTTCTTGAACAGGTAAGTATTCTCTTACATTATCAATTTGAGTAGTTACCCAACCTTGTTGAACATAAGAAGTACTAACATAATTATTAGAGAAATCAACAGCTCCATTAAGACCCATTTCATCAATAGTGTCTGTTACAAAAATACCATCTCCATTACCATCTTCAAAACTAATTGAAGCTGTACCAACATTAAAATGACGAAGATTAAAGAAAGTTGGGTCTAATTGAAGATTTGATGACCTAGTACCATCATTAGAATTAAATACGGTTGCCTCTGTTGAGAATGTTTCAAGAGCTCTCAAAGGATTTAATTGTTGTCCTAATTCTAAAAGAAAAGCACCACCAACTAAAGTATCTTTAATTAAATCTCCGCCTAATTGAACATTACCTGTTGTTTCTGTTAAACCATTATCAGCAGTTACTGTCCCACCACCACTACCACCAGTTAATGTTTTCCAGATATTATCATCAAATATTTGGAAATCATTTATTGTTACATTATAAACTATTGTTCCAAGAGGTGCTCTTAAAGAGTCAATTACTTCTTGGGTTAATTTAGGTGCTGTCATTATTGTTTATTTTAGATAAGTGATTCTAAAAGCTCTAAGCTCTCAGATAAGTATTGAATAACATAATCATTAGGTTGATCAAATTGACCTAAATCAAAAGACTCATAATCTAAAATATCAGATAATGAAAGATTGATATCAGCCCAAGCTTCTAAAGTAGTTCTTTGATCTAAGAATCTAGAAGTAGGTAACCATGAGCTAAAGTCCTGAGAAGTTATATCAAAAGTAACTGGAACATCTACTATAACAAAAGCTGAATCAACATAAACATCAAAGGTAGGTGAGTTAGGAATAGTAGCAACTACAAATCTATAGATTAAAGTAGAAGTCAATTCATCAAACAAGATCTTACCTGTTCTAGTTTGTATTGTAGCATTGAAAGCTGGAACTAAAGTAAAGTCATAAGTTAATTTCCATCTCAAATCATATTGAGGATATTTGATTTTACCTTTACTCTCTGTTAAAATATATCTTGAAAGTCTAGCCAAATCAGCTAATTGAGTATAAGTAATAGTTGCTTTATTGTATCTTAGATAAAGTTCAATAAGATAAGGTAAAGCCACTTTAGTAACTGTGATAGGTCTATCTTGGATAGCATCAAATCCAGAAAAGTATTGGAAGATCAATTGATCTTGTTGTAATTGTAAGTTGTTAATTGGATTAACCATGTTAATTATAAGTTTAAAGTTATTTTAGATTTGTCAACTCTTTCTAACCATCTTTCTCTAGTTTCTTTATCTTTGTATTCTCTGACAGCTTTCCATTTACTCATAGGACAGTGACTATTCAAAGATCTTACTTTAGCTATGATAGGACATCCACATTTCCCACATACATTCTTTAGCATTAGGAAAGGGCATTGAGCACATATATTAGCTCGTTCTGTTGCTAGTTTTTCAATTAATGGATCAGGAAATAAAGTATTACTCCAGCCATTTATAACATCACTTAGGATCATTAGTTTTTCGTTTACTAAATAAGAATTCAAATATAGCTACCCCATTACCAATAAAGGTAGATGTAATCACCCAATATTCAGCAGGAATGACTTTGAGGTAGATAGCCCCAATGAGGCCTCCTACAATCAAAATAAAGCTAAGTACTTGATGTAGGTGAGCTAAAGAACTCCTAGCCTCAATTGTAGTAATAAAATTAATTAGATAATTCATATAATTCTTTATCTCTTGTTAGTTCATTTTTGTAAAGATTAAGAGCATAAAGATCAACTGAGAGTAGATAGTACAATCCAACTTTTGGATCTATTTTACTAAACTTAGTAATATCTGAATGCTTTATATAATCCACTTTAGTTTTAATATCCTTAATATAAGTCCCATCTTTAATACTAGTTAATTCAGGCTCTCCTAAAGATTCATTAGTATTGAATTCATGGTCATTGATTAAACCATTATAATAAATAGAACAGTTATATAGATATTGTTTATATGGTATTGCTTTTACACCACCATATTCTGTTTCAGACTCTTTCTTAATCCATAAAAACATAGTATGGTTTCGTAAATCTTTTAAGCTAATAGTCTTTAATTTAACATTCTGGTTTGTTACTATTGATTCTAGGTGAGTTATTCTATCATTTAATCTTAAGTAATAAAAGACTAAACTACTAAGAGCAGTTAAGCCTGTTAGAACCAATCCTAGAGTCTTAAACCAGAAGAAAGCAGCTTGTTCATTGAACAGATAATTAATAATGGATTGAACCTTGCCCACAAGAGCCTCCTCTCCATTTAAATAATATATTACCTAACTGTTTAGGTTTTCTATGATCTGTATCTTTAGTCTTGAACTCTAAAACATAACCTTGGAAGCTGTTGATATTCTTCTCAACATAATCCAAACCAGCTTTAATAAACTCTTGAGCTAAGTTACCATAATCATTCTGTAGTTCTGATATAGTCTTCTTATCAACAGCTAAATTATCTCCACCAGACTTTGTTATTACACCTGTCTCTGTGATTTGATAGTGAATAGCATTCAAAGCTAAATAAGCTGTTCTATAAGCTAATGCTGGCTTGATGAAGTTAGTTAGAAGTATATCTAGATCTGAACCTACAACTAAAGTACTATTATCAATAGCATAAGTTATAGCTGTAGTTATATTAGATCCAAAAGCCGGAAGAATATAAAGAGATTGAGCTAATTGAATAAAAGAACTAAGATCTCTAACATTCTTTTGTATGCTTGTAGTAGATTTTACATAAGCATCATTGATATATAATGTCATAATGTTTAATTATTAGAAGTGAAAAATTCTTCAGCTATTGGTTCGTATCCAAATTTAGCTCTAAGTTCATCTTTGGTAAGAATAGTCATGAGTTCTGTTCCACTCATTTGAGCACTAATCATATCACTTACAATGAACTCAAAAGACTCTACAATAGGGCTTAAAGCCTCTTTAATATCTTTTTGATAGTTCTTTATAACTAAGTTATTGAATAGCTCAAATGCCGTCCTAAGCTCTTCTGCGTTGTTACTAAATCCTGTGGATGCTTCCAATCCAGCTATAACTCTAGGTATTCTATTAGCTTCTATGATTTTACTAGTAACTAACAAAACAGCTTCTTTAAATTGAGGATCTATGATTTTATAGTCTAATTCTTTAATAACTACTGAATCTTCTCTCTTTAAACCAGTTATAAGCATAGGTTCACCAGCTTTATTAGTCCCTTTAAAGTTCTGTGCTATTAGTAAATGAAAATCCATCTCTTCTTGAGGAGTAAAGTCTTCATTAACAAAGATCACCTGTTTAGGGAAGTGACCATTGCTTAAGATTGCAGCTAAGTAATTAGATAATTCATAATCCATAATAACCTCATCTTTAGCCCCATACCAATCTGGTTTGGCGTAGTAATCATTATCCGGATGATAAGTAGTAAAATAGTAAAGTTCTCCAATTGTTTCTCTGGTTGGAATATCTTTACAAGTTCCAAATGCCGGAATTTCAATTAGATTATTGTTTTTACTATTAGCTCTAACATTTCTCCAATCAGCTTTAAGATAGAATTTCTCAATCTCATTAAAGCAGTTGAAATTACCTGCTCTAACTTTAGTAAAGTCTGTATGATATATTTTAGAGATCTTATCACCAGTATATACCACTCTAAGAGCAAATCCTCCAAACATTAAGTAATCTAAAGTAAGTTTCTTAATTACATCACTAAGATTCTCCTTTGGATTAGCATATCTATCATTAGTTATCCCTTCTCCAATTGTTAATTTCAATTTAGTTTGAATGATTGAAGATTGTGTAGAAGATTTAGAAACTATATTAGCAATATGAGAAGGAAAAAGGTTGTCAACTCCGTAGTTAATCCAACCTCTTCCACTATCAGCATAAGAGTAATTAGTATCTAAAACCTTTCTATTTTCTATATTTAGTAGGTTTAGATTCATTTTTAGTAAGTTAAAGTATCTTCAGGTAAAACAGTAGTAAGTGCCCACACAAAACCAGGTAAATGTAAAGTATCTTCACCACTAACATAAGTAACATGATTAGTAAGAACATTCTCTGGAGAACTTAAGATATGTAATCTCCAAGAAGCTGTAATAGGATTAAATATATATTGAGGTTTAGTAGATCCAAGAAGCTCAGTAGGAACACCAACTTTTACTTTAGGAGAATCACTAACATCAATAGAATAGTTAAAGTAGATAACATCATTAGAAGCTATAAGAGCAACTAGATCAGATATTGTTTGGGAAGTAACTGAAACACTTCCATATACATAAGTAGAATACATAGTTTTATAAGTTAAAAGGTTCATATTTAGCACCATTCCAATGCCTCATTCTATAATTAGTTCCAGCATCATCAGATATACCATTAGTAGTTCCAAGAGTTGGAGCATCAATTGGAGAAGGTATAGTAGGAGCATCTACAACACTTGTAGGTTCAATTAATATTAATTGAGGTTCAGAAGGAATAGGTGTAAATTCTCCTTGGTTGTAGTCATACCTTAAAGTTCTTACTGTTGGTTGTCCTTTGTTTATACCCATTCTTGCGACCTTTACAGCACTTGAACCCCAAATAGGCGTAGTAGGTGGTTGAGCATAAAATCCTCCAACATACATACTCTTCTGTTGGTCTACAGTAAACTCAGCAGCTCTTGTTCCAAAACATTCTTCTCTAACTGGTCTTACCCAATCTGGATTTGTTTGACCAACTCCCTGATAGCTAAAATTCAATAAACCATTAGCCACAGTATGTTTCAAACCATTAACGTAGAAATCAACATTATCAGATGGGATAGTATTAGAAGGTAAGCTACCAACAGACCTAAATACAATTTGAACAAAAGTAGGTTTAGATAGGTCATAAATAGGTACAGTACTAAAACCTGCACTAGAACCAAATGTTGGAGCATTATAACCATAAGGATTTTTCATTGCGTAACCCATAGCTAATCTACCATAAGTATTGCCTGAACCATAAGGAGTAAATAAAGTATAGAAGAAGCCTTCTAACAAACCTCCACCATAACCATTAGGGTTAGCTATATCATTAAAAATCATCCAACTATTAGCTGGAGGAATATTACCTTTTAGTTTAAACACAGTTTGAATATACATTTCTGTTTGCTGCGTTATTACATTGTCTGGTCTAACCCAGTTATCTCCTAACATTGAATCTGTGGACATAATTGAAGGTAATCCAGTTCCGTCCCACATCCAAGTATTATTATCTTCAAAAGGTCTATGAGTATTGTTATCTGAATCGTCAATATGATATAAGTATTCAATATCATCTCTTGAAATATAATCCCAAGTATATTCTAATATAGGTTCATCTTGTAAGAAAGTAATGTTTGCACCAAAAGGAGCAGCACCTTGTAATTGACCAATTAAACACCAATGGATAGCATAATTTGTTTTAGGAGGTAACGCTAAAATAGCAGCATTTAATCCAGCTAAATCATTCTCAAATAAGAAATCACTAAAATCACCAGATAAACTAACTCTCAAAGAGGCTTTCCAATCAGTTCTATTATGCCCAGGATAAGGAATCCAACCTGGAAAAGCAACAGTTGGTTGTCTTTTAGGTTCTGTTAAGATAGTTATTTTATCTTCATAAGCTACTAATGTTTCTCTACCAAAACCTAAGAAAGTATGTTTAAGATCTTGTATAATAGGTGCAACTCCAGGAACTCTATACTTCAATAGGAATGAACCTTCTCTAATTAAAGATGCCCAAGCATCAAAGTAAATAGTTAAAGTAAATGGTAAATTATCAGCATGTACAGCTGTTTGAACAGAACTAAAAGGAACACCATATAAAGCTCCAACTCCACCTGAACCACCTTCGCAATCTCCTGAAGGGTCTCCACCTGAACCATCCGGAACATAGTCAAACACTAAACCAAATAAAGTATCTGTTAGAACTTCAATCATCTGAATATCAGTAATACCTGTATCTGGAATATAGAATGTTTTTATTGTATCTGTTCCTCTGTAATGAATTGATATATGCTTCCATAAATAATCTGTTGGAATAGGATCTATAGGGTCAGGTTCTAGTTCTAAAAATCCACCTAAACCAACACCTTCAAATACTAAATTATATCTATTCCTTCCATCTATTCTAGTTCCTGTAGTATCTTCTCTTTGAGTCATAAATAAACCTCTTTCAGCACCTACTAACCAAATTCTATCATTTCTATCTGTTATTTTAGCCATTAGTCTAGTATCTGCCCAGATCTTTAATTCTTTATTAAACTTTCCTTGTATAGGATTAAATCCCATTTCTAAGGTAATCTTATAGTACTTATCATTCTTATCCCTAACTAAATCCTGAGTTAATTTAGTCATATCTGCATCAAACCATTCTTGATTTGCCCAAACAATTGGGGTTGTTAATATAAAGAAATCTCCTACTTTATCTAGTATTAGATTTTCTCTAAACTCAGCTAACTCTATTTTCTTTATACCTGGTATAGAAAAATTACAGTCACCTATTAGTTCTCGTATATTACACATAGTTTTTATTTTAAAATTTTAAAGGGTAAACCCTAATTGTTAGACATAAAATTAATTAGA